GCTGGTACAATTACTGGCGGTTTGGCGCGGATTTACCCGTATGCTGGCAGTGATACCGCTAACACCTATGCCTACGCCTACGGCGCTCAGTTGGAAGCCGGAGCTTTTGCCACCTCGTATATCCCCACCGTGGGCAGCACGGCTACGAGGAATGCGGACAGTGCCAGCATCACCACGCTGACGCCTTGGTTCAATGCGGCGGCGGGGACGTTGTTTGCTTCCGGAACGCGCATTAACTCTAACGCGCCTTCCGGCTCAATCATGGAAATTGGCGACGGAACTTCTAACAATCGATATATGATTTATGTTGGTTCTCCATTCCCTGATGGAGGGTATATCGTTACAACGGGCGGTGTTGCTCAAGCAACAATTGCCGTTGTAAACGGGTTTCCAACAAATACGCTTGGCAAAATTGCGGCGGCTTATACGCTAAACGATTTTCAACAGGCAACAAATGCCACACTTGGAACTGCGGACACCTTGGGAACCTTACCAACAGTTACCACAATGTATATTGGTTCTAACAGTGGTGGTTCCGTTTGGGATGGCTGGATTAGCAGCATCCGCTACTACCGCACCCGCCTTGCCAACGCCTCCCTACAGAGCATCACGACATGAGTTTCCCAATCGACAAGCAGTCGCATTTCTGGTGGGGTTGGGCTATCGCCGCTACCCTGTTCCCGTTCGGGAGCTGGATTGCCATTTTCTTTGCCATGCTCTTGGGTGGGGCCAAAGAATTGTGGGACAAACAGGGACACGGTACTCCTGATATATACGACTTCTATGCCACAGTATTTGGGGGCGTAGTTGGCACCGTGGTATGTTTAGTACTGGGAAGGATGGCAAATGGCTAAGTCAGCAGCTTGGACTCGCAAGGAAGGAAAGAACCCGAATGGCGGCTTGAACGCCAAAGGTCGGGCTTCTGCTAAGGCTCAAGGAATGAACCTAAAGGCTCCACAGCCAGAAGGTGGCCCTCGTCGTGACTCCTTCTGTGCCCGTATGTCGGGCATGAAGAAGAAACTCACCAGTAGGAAAACCGCAAATGACCCAAACTCCCGTATCAACAAAAGCCTTAAAGCGTGGAATTGCTAAGATGGGATACAGTTCATGGAGTGAGACCGTGAAGCACGCTATAGATGGCTTATCTGTAGTCACTGCCGTAGGAACACTAACAAAAATGCTACCCGCAGTCGCTGCTGTCTTTACCATCCTATGGACTGGCATCCGCATTTACGAATCAAAAACCGTCCAAGGTCTCCTTGGCAAGGATAGTAAGTAATGAAACCGCAAGCTAAGAAAGAAGGTGGAAGTGTCAAGAAGATGGCTGGTGGTGGCCTTAGAGACCTTACTCCCCAACAGAAAGACAAATACCGACATGATTTGAATTTAGAGGGTGGTGGAGAAGAGTGGTCATCGCGTGGGTTTGGTACTAAAAACGCGCTTAGAAACTTTCGTTCTGCTGTAACCGGAAAACGCCCCAAGCCACTTGGTACGCAAGTATCCCCTCGAAAATTGCGAGAGCAGCAAAAAGCCGATGATTTCATGGATGAGTCTGTTGATATTACGACCTGTGGCCCGCTGCAGACAGACTACGCCAAGGGTGGTACTGTGAAAGACTCAAAAATGTCTAAAAAGGTCGCGGGTTACTTCGCCAAGAAGGGCAACAAGGCCCTCGCTGCCCACGAGTACCGTGAGGCTGCTGGCAAGGAAGAAGATACTCCCGCTATCGCCAAGCGTGAGATGCAGGTGCTCAAAGGCGCTCCTGCTGATATGAAAAACTACGAAGCTAAGGAGCACAAAGCCATGGGTATGAAGAATGGCGGTATGCCGAGCCGTGTCATGAAGAATGGCCCTATACATCGCGCTGGTGAGAAGGGTGACGGTGTTGCTCGCAAGGGCAAGACTGGCGCTGAGCTAGTCAAGATGAACTGCGGCGGTGGCATGAAAGGCTACGCCAAGGGCGGCAAGATTGACGGTATTGCCTCTAAGGGCAAGACCAACTGCAAGTACCGCTAGGAGACTACGATGCCTGATGTTCCTAAGCCGCCTTCTGGCGAAAAGTATGACGCCGCTGCCAACGACTGGCGGGCTGGTCAGGACGAAGCTGAGATGGCTAAGAAAAAGCCTAAGCCATCTTCACCTCCAAAGCCCAAGATGTATGCCAAGGGTGGCATGACTGGCGCTCGTGGCGACGGCTGTTGCACCAAGGGTAAGACCAAGGGTCGGGTTGTCTGATGCGCCCCTCGCGTGGAATGGGGGCTATAGCCTCCTCCAAGCAACCTCGCACTATTCGTAAACGGGATGGTGCAGAACCTGTCAAACTCTACAAAGAGGGTGGCGGGGTTAATGCTGCTGGTAAACAGTTTGTGGCGCAGCCTAAAGAAATTAGCCAGAAGACTCGTTCTTTTAGGAATATGGGTAAGTAAATGGTTGCTAAGCTCAGCGGTACTTCAGCGTTCAACCTTGACCTCAACGAGATTATCGAAGAGGCGTTTGAGCGATGTGGGGCAGAACTCCGCAGTGGTTACGACTTCCGTACGGCGCGGCGTAGTCTGAACCTGCTGTTCATGGACTGGGCGAACCGAGGTATCAACCTCTGGACGCTGGAGCAGGGTTCGCAAGTTCTGACCTACAACACAGGTACGTACACCCTCCCGGTGGATACGGTGGACCTGCTTGAGCACGTGATTCGTACGGGTACTGGAACGAACCAGATTGACATCAACATCACCCGTATCTCCAACTCGACGTACTCCATGATTCCGAACAAGAACGCCACTGGGCGTCCGATTCAGGTCTGGATTAACCGTTTGAGCGGAGCAACGAATGCGGCTAACGTGGTGGTCTACCCGACCTTTACCGTATGGCCTCTGCCCGATAACAGCACTACCTATACCTTCGTGTATTGGCGGTTGCGTCGGATGCAGGACGCTGGGGATGGCATCAATGGTCAGGACATTCCGTTCCGTCTGATGCCCGCTTTGGTTTCTGGCTTGTCTTATTACCTGTCCCTCAAGCTCCCCGGAGCCGAGGTTCGTACCCCTTCCCTGAAGGCGATGTACGATGAGGACTGGGAACGAGCGGCTGATGAGGACCGCGAGAAGGCGGCAATTCGGTTTGTCCCGCGTGAAACTTTCCTGAGATAACCCATGCCAAGTCGGTTTGCATCGGCTAGAAATGCCATTGCGGAGTGTGACCGCTGTGGCTTTCGGTATAAGCTGACAGAACTCAAGACGTTGGTTATCAAGACCAAGAACGTCAATATTAAGGTTTGCCAGACTTGTTGGGAGCCCGACCAGCCGCAGTTGCAGCTTGGCCTGTATCCCGTGAATGACCCTCAGGCAGTCCGTGACCCTCGTCCGGATGTCAGTTATTACGAAGAGGGGAACAATGGCGCTGGCGGTAGCCGGGTCATTGAGTGGGGGTGGAATCCGGTTGGCGGGTCACGTTCTAATGACAATGGACTGACTCCCAACGGTTTGACCACGGCGTGTATAGTGAGTACTGTGACTGTAACTATTACTCCTGTATCGGTCTATTACTGGTCTGCAGATACGACTTTGGTTACGGCGGATAGCACTACTTTCCTTGCGAGTTCGACATGACACAGCAAACTATCAATATCGGTGCCGTTCCTAACGACAACACGGGTGACCCAGCCCGCACGGCGTTTACCAAGACCAACAGTAACTTCACTGAGCTATATACCGCCACCAAGGTGGCTCCGTTTGTTTACGCCGAAAATTACGGTGCGGTTGGCGACAATACTACGGATGATGGCCCTGCTATTTCTGCTGCTTACGTAGCGGCGAGTGCTCTTGCTACTGCTGGTGGTACATACTCAATCGTAGAGTTGCGCCTTACTCCGGGTAAGATTTATCGGATTAAGACTACAATCATTGTGCAGCCGTGGGTGCGAATCGTAGGTCAAGGCGCTACTCTACAGGGCGGCATTACTGGATATGACCGCATTACCAATAGTGTTCCTACCATTCCTGCTGATAGTGATGTAGTAGGTCAAACCTCTGGTGCTTGTTTTACAGACAATGCAGGATTTCTAGGCACTGTTGACGGCTTGGAGTTTTGGAACCTTCACCTTTCTGGTTTTAGGTTTGGCATGGTGTCTAAATGCTATGCATGGAATTTGCCAATATTTCACGAAGTGTTTTGGGAAAACTGCAACGTAGGTTTTTTCTCGTACCAAGGCGCGCATAACCCTCAGTTTTTTGGGTCAGGTTGTGGCGGCGGTGGTGCTGGTACATCATTCATTGGTGGAGCCACCTGCTTCAGCACTAACCATCCGTATAAGAATGCCGACAATTTCTTCACTGACGGCCTGATGTATGACTATGGTGATGGTCGCATCCGTGATGGTGCGACTCCCAATCCGTGGTTTGACTCTTGGTTTCAGCAGTCTATCTTCCGTGGTTCGACTGGCAGTTATCCCGTAGGTAAGTCAAATTACCTATACCCCCTTAATTCATTTCCCGCTGCTATTACTCCAAGTGGTCGAAATGTTTGGGTTCCTCAACGTAACGGACGAGCAACTTACGGAATGAGTTTCCGTGGAACCTCTAGTTTTGGTGGTTCATATGGTGCAGTATGTATTGCTAATCCTCATCTTTCAAAAATTGCCAACATTACCGGCGAAACGTGCTTTGGATATAACCTTGGTTTAACGCTAAATGCTGCTTTGTCTGCTGGCGCAACTAGTGCAACTATGGTTTACACATGGCCCGGAGCTAGCGGCACTTACTCAATTCAGTTTAGTGACCTGACTACCAAGACAGCTACGTTTACCAATGGTTCGGCATCTATTACTTGGACTGGCGGTTTAGCTGCTGGAGTTACCTCGGTTATATATTTGAGTTATGGCCCACAGTCAATGGTTTATGTGCCAATGACTGGCGATGTGACTGGGCTGGAATGCACGTTTGACAATATTGACTCAACTGCTGCTACCAATCCGGCTCTTTATTGTGTTGAGGTTAAAACCGCAACTTCGCCGCTTGCTGTACCGTATGGAAATTACACTGCATTTCGTATTAGCGGAGGCATTGGTGGTTTGGAAAACTTTGATTGCTATCCGTTTAGCCCAACTTCACAAACTTGGGCTAATGATGTTGGTGTTGTTCCTTACGACCCGTTTTTGATTAATACATCCAATACACCAATCACTGCAAATATGATTGCAGCTGTTCGTGTTGAACGTGGAAGTGCTGTTGGTGGAGTTCAATTTCATGCTAACAACGCAGTTGGTAACATTGTCGTAGGCATTTATCGTTCGTCAATAACTTCATCTGCGTCAAATTCTACTAACAGCAGCGCCGCTCTTATTGGAACCAAAGTATTTGGCAAAGCATTTGCTGTGGGACTTGGCATAAACACGCCTAGTTTTGGAACAACAGTAGTTATTCGTCCGGGTGACTGGATTGTTTTTGGAAGCGATAGTGCTACGACTCAGTTATTTGGTGTAACTACTTATTTTGGTATTGGTGCTGGCGTCTCAAGTGCTTTGTATCAAGGAAGAATTGGTTACGCAACAGTAGCAGGAACATATACTGCTGGCACTGACCCGTTGCCAAGCACTTTGACTTTAACCAATACGTTCCCCGCAAGTGGCGGCGGTATAACAGGGTGCCCTTTTGTTAGGTTCTATTAAGGAGACGTAGATGAACAAGGACAAAAACCCGAAGAAGGCTTCTGGCTACAAGGCTGGCGGTCCGACTTCGATGGACCGGAAGAAGTTTGGTCGCAACATGTCCCGTGCTATGAACCAGCGCGGCGGCAAGCGGGGGTCGTAATGAGCAACGATAAGTTTGAGTACTTCGGGTGGGACGTTGACCCCATCGGCAAGTTCAAGCAGCCGAAGCCTAACACCAACCAGCTTGGTGAAAAGAGCGGCTATCCACAGACCGACATCGACATGGACGGAATCATGGTGAAGGGGCGCTGGCCTTCCAACACCAAGAAGAAGACCAAAATCGACATGCGTGGTTATGGCGCTGCCCAGCGGGGGCGGAAGTTCTATAACGACGACAGGAGCTAAAGGTGAACTATTCGCAACTTGTACAGGCCATCGAGGACTATTGCCAGAATACGGAGCCTACCTTCGTATCCAATATTCCTAACTTTGTGCAGCTTGCGGAAGAGCGGGTCTACAACGCGGTCCAAATTCCGGCTATCCGGAAGAACCAGACCGGGACGGTAACCGCTAGTAACAAGTACCTGACGCTGCCTACCGACTGGCTGGCGACCTTCTCCTTGGCAGTCATTGACCCGGCTACTGGGGCGCAGACGTTCCTGCTCGACAAGGATGTTAACTTCATCCGTCAGTCCTACCCTACCCCGACTTCGACGGGGACCCCAGCGTACTATGCTCAGTTTGATGTTAGTACATTGATACTAGGCCCTACTCCAGACGCTAGTTACGCCGTGGAGCTTCACTATTATTACTATCCCACAAGCATCGTCACCGCTGGTACGAGCTGGCTTGGTACTAATTTTGAGGAAGTGCTACTCTACGGGGCACTGAGAGAGGCATACCTGTTCATGAAGGGTGAGGCAGACATCATCCAGAACTACGAACAGAAGTATCAGGAAGGCTTGGCTCTTCTCAAGCAGCTTGGCGATGGCAAGAACCGTCGCGATGCCTACCGGAACGGTCAAGTTAGGGTGCCTGTGACATGATTACCCAAGGACAATGCGGGAGTTTTCGGTCCGAGCTTCTGAACGGTTACCATGCCTTCAGTTCGGCGTATCGTGCTGCCGACACCTTCAAGATTGCTCTGTATACCTCTACAGCAGACTTGAACCCCGCTACGACTACGGTCTATACGACTAGCAATGAGGTAAGCGGGGGTGGCTATGCCGCTGGTGGTCTAGTTCTTGTACCTACTACCCCTGCAAATTCAGGTGTAGTCGCTTATGAGTCATTTGCTGATGCTCAGTGGTTAGGCGCGTCTTTCACCGCGAACGGTGCGCTTATCTATAACTCTACGCAGGGAAACCGTGCGGTTGCCATCTTGGCTTTTGGCGGTAACAAAACCCCTACGGGCGGTATCTTCACCGTACAGTTTCCGACGAACGGTTCTACAACTTCTGTCCTTCGGTTCTATTAAGGAGCGGACATGTGGACTCCAGTAACTACTGCTCAAACTCCAAGTTGGGGCGCGGTTGGAAGCGGTAATACGCCTAACTGGGCACCTGTTACTTAAGGACAGAACATGACTATTGCATATAGCACGAACCTTGGTCTCATCAACATTACGACTGGTACTGAGTCGGGGTTGTGGGGCAATTACACGAACACCAATATCTGCTCCCTGCTTGAACAAGCGGTATCGGGCTATGGTACGCAAGTGATGGCTTCCGCCGCTGACACCACGGTGAATATCACCAACGGTGCAACCAGCACGGGCCGTAACATGTACATCAAGTGTACTAGCTCAATGGCTCAGGCTAATAACCTGATTGTGCCTACCGTCAGTAAATTGTACTTCATTGAAAACGCCACGACTGGTGGGTTCAATATTACCGTCAAGACCAGCGGTGGTACGGGTATTGCCGTGGGTCCGGGCCTGAAAATGGCTCTATTGTGTGACGGTACTAACGTCATAGAAGCCATCAATAACATTAACTTTACTTCGCTCAGCGTAACCAGTCTGACAGCGTCTGGTGCTGTCTCTGCAGCTACTGTTGTTTCTACTGGTACTACTACTGCTTCTGCGCTCGTCCCATCCGGCGCGGCAGTGCCCACTAACGGTATCTATTTACCTTCCGCAAATAGTATCGGCTTCGCGACTAACTCTACTACCCGTGGCAATATCAGTTCTACTGGTTCGTGGACTATTGCTGCGCCAACTGCTTCGGTACACACTATCAACCTTCTTGCGGGTACCAATGGTATTGAGTTCAAGGCAGGTTCGTGCACGTATAACATTTATATTGACGGGTCGAATAACGCCTATACGGGTACGAGTACCGCCAATCAATTAAACATGCTCATTGGAGGCGCGATTGCCGCAACTTGGGCTAGTGGTGGCGGGCTGGATATTAAAGCTCCTTCAACCACTACTTTACCGGGCTTGAAGGTTAGCGGCGCGGCATTTACTCCCTCTACGGTAGTAACCTTTAACGCCACTACCATGACCGTCAACTGCGCGTTGAGTAACATATTCACTACGACGTTTACTGCCAACGTGACCGTTGCACCTACTCTTAGTAACCCGTCTGATGGGCAGACCCTCAACTGGTTCATTACCCAAGACGCGACGGGTAGCCGCACGATGACTTGGCCCACCTCATTCAAGTGGCCCGGTGGTACGGCTGGTGTCCTGTCTACCGCTGCTAACGCGGTTGACCTCGTTGTGGCTACGTATCGTTCGGGTACTGGGTTCTGGTACGCCACGATTTCTAAGGCGTTCGCGTAATGAGCTTTGCGGCAAGGTCATTAGGGTATTTGGCTAGTGGACCTTTTACGGCCCTTAGCACCACACTGACTATCGGTACAGCTAATGGCGGTGTTTTAATAAATACCCGAGGCTTTTCTTCGGTGGCTTTGGCTGGCTTTACGCCTACTACGTTTGGTTCCCTTACCAGCGCAACTCTGACAGATGGCAAAACTTCTGCTTCGTGTTACGACTATAGGGACGTTAATGGTTCAAGTTTTATCGCTGTTGTCAGGATTAGTGGATTTGCTAGTGACCCCGGTACAACTTATTTGTACGACGTAACCTCAAACAGCGTAACTAAAACACAGGCGACTGCTACTCTTTATAGTTATAGCGCAGGTACCGCCCTATGGCAGTGGGAAGATACCACCATTGCGTCTCTTTTTGGCTTTGCTACTAGTGGTAGTACTAGTCTTGTAATTCGACTTACTTAAGGAGTAATCATGAAACTTATTCTTGTTGTGGTCATTGTTGCAGCAGTGCTTTTCTATTTTTATCGTAAGCGCAAGCAACCCAAGCCAAACTATAACGACGCTACTGGTATTCCGGTCAACCCGCTCAAAGAAGAGCGTGACCACCCGAACAAGAGCTAATTGTGATACCCCTCGTCACCGCACTGCTGGGTAAGGGGCTTAACCTCGTAGCCAATGCTGTGTTGGCGAAGGGTCAGAGCTGGGTGGAGAACAAGCTTGGCGTCGAGCTTAAGCCCGATATGACCAGTGAAGACTACGCCAAGCTCAAGGTTGCAGAAATGCAGCATGAAGAGGAGCTACTGCGCCTTCAGTTGGAGGACAACAAGCTTGACCTTCAAGAGCTTGATATGCGGCTTAAGGACACTGATAGCGCCCGTCATCGTGAGATTGAGATTGCAGTGTCTGAGAAGGCTCCGCTTATCAACAAGATTGTCACTCCGATTCTGGCGCTCGGCGTCACTGCTCTTACGTTCATCCTATTCAGTTTCCTTATGTTTGACCGTACACCTGTCGAACCAAGCCGTAAGGATATCTTGGTCTACGTCCTTGGCGCTTTGACCGCCATCTCCACGCAGGTCATCTCGTACTACTTCGGTAGCTCTATCGGCAGCAAGGATAAGTCTGCCCAGTTGGATAAGGTGCTGAAATGAGTCTTGTGCAGGAGCAACAGCTTTTCCTTCTGGATGCGGTGCGTTTGATTGCATACGCTACTAAGCTGGGTTTCTGCGTGACTGGCGGCGAACTGTACCGTACGGTTGAACAACAGGAAATCTACGTCAAGACTGGTCGGTCTAAGACGATGGATAGCAAACATCTTAAGCGTTGCGCCATCGACCTTAACTTCTTTAAGTATGGCACTCCTGTCTATGATAAAGCCGTACTTCAGCCTGTCGGTGACTACTGGGAAAAACTGAATAAGAAGAACTCTTGGGGTGGTAACTGGAACTCCTTCAAGGACGTTCCCCACTTTGAAAGGCGTGTCTAATGGCCCTTACCAAGGTAAACATCAAAACCGGAATCAACCGCGAGAACACCAACTACGCGGGTGAAGGTGGCTTCTATAGCTGCGACAAGATTCGGTTTCGTTCAGGCTACGCTGAGAAAATTGGCGGCTGGATTTCTAACTCAGCAAACTCATTTGCTGGTGTTTGCCGTAGTCTTTTTAACTGGGTAACTCTCAGTTCTGAAAACCTGATTGCGGTTGGTACCAACCAACGGTATTACGTTCAAAACAATGGCTCGTTCTACCCTATTACCCCCCTTGCTCGTACCGCAACTCTTGCCAACCCATTTACCATGGTTAGTGGTAGTAATCTCGTTACTGTCACGGATGCGAGTTTTGCTAGCACGGTAGGGTCGTTTGTCACGTTCAGCGGTGCTTCCGCCGTTGGCGGTTTGACGATTAATGGGTCGTACGAAATTGTTACGGTTGCTGCAGGGTCGTATCAAATTTATGCCCCCGGTGCTACTTCAGGTGCAGGTCCGGGTGGTGGTGCTGCGGTAACTGCCAAGTATGAAATCGCTGCGGGCAGTGCTACTTACTCCGCACTTGCCACTGCTGGATGGGGTGTACCCGCGTGGGGTTCTGGTGGATGGGGTACGGGCACGGGCAGTTCTATTCCACTGGCGCTGTGGTCACAGTCCAACTGGGGCCAAGACCTCGTCATGGCTCTACGTGCTGGAGCCCTATACTATTGGACTAAAGACACTACGACCTATGCTCCAGCTATTACTATCAACGCCTATGCTGAGTCTCAGGTAAAGACTTACAAGTCGGTAGCCACGGGTGTGGTTTCTAGTACGACTTTTGTTGTGTCTGACACTATCAACATCGATGTTGGTTCAGTAATTACCCTTAGGAGCGGTACGGCAACCATCACGGCTGGGACCTACGTCACCACAGCTTGGAACGGTAGTACGACTATTACGGTCAGCCCAGCGGTGTCTATTACGGCTACCGCCGTCATTAACTTTAGCTATTCGGGTAAAACTGCTCCTAATCAAGTGAACGAAGCGGCTATCTATAGCACGTACCAGTTCATCGTCGCGCTTGGCTCTACGCCCTACGACCCGACTAATTTCAGCCCTACGTTCAATCCCATGTTGGTACGTTGGTCTGACCAGTCAGTAGCAGCCGAGTGGACCCCCACTACGTTTAACCAATCAGGTGAACAAATTCTAGCTAACGGTTCCTACATCGTTGGCGGTTCGGTAGCGCGTCAGGAATTGCTCATCTGGACTGACCGTACGCTGTACTCGATGCAGTACGTCGGTGCGCCGTTCGTTTTCAGTTTCACCACCCTGATGGACAACATCTCAATCATGTCGCCAAACGCCATGATTACGGTGAACAACGTCACGTACTGGATGGGAACAGACAAGTTCTATATCTACAACGGCACGGTCTCTCCACTCCCGTGCTCTGTGCGTCAATACGTGTTTCACAACCTGAACTTCTCCCAGTCCTATCAAGTGGTCTGTGGGCACAATGAAGAGTACAGTGAAGTCTGGTGGCACTATCCGTCTACCAATAGCTTGACTAATGACTCGTATGTTGTCTGGAATTACGCTGACAACAATTGGTACTTTGGGACGATGAACCGTACTGCATGGTACGACACCCCAATTTCGCCTAACCCTTACGCAGTCATCAGCGTCCAAAACTCGTACCTGACCGCTGCCATTACCGCATCATCGACTACGCTATCTGTGATTGGATGCCAGTCTTACCCGACTTCAGGTACGGTTCTTATAGATAGTGAGCAGATACTGTACACCACCAATGGTGGTACTTATCTAACTGGGCTTACCCGTGGGGCCAATAGCACGACGGCGGCGTCTCATGCGCAGTATTCGCTAGTCACTAACTCTCCCAGTAACCAGATTGTGGTTCATGAGAGTGGTGTGGACGATGGGTCTGTTAGCCCCGCCTTGGCAATCAATGCCTACATCGAGACTAGCGACTTTGACCTTGATGATGGCGACCACTACTCGTTTGTGTCCCGCATTATCCCGGACTTGACTTTTGATGGTTCGACGGACGGTAGCAACCCACAGGTGCTCCTAACCCTAAAACCTCGACAAAATCCCGGTTCGGCGTATAGTTCTTCTACCCCAGCAGCGGTTGATAGTATTGTATTGCCGCCCGCGCCGCCTCTGACTTATCCTGTAGAACAGTACACGGGGATTTTGTATGCCCGTGTCCGTGGACGCCAAATCGCCTTCCGGGTCGAGTCCACCAAAAAGGGTACTACATGGCAGTTGGGTCTGATGCGTTTTGACATTCGTCCAGACGGTAGACGGTAATGACAGTACTGACTCGGGTTGCTCCACCTAATCTCCCGGTATCTCCGCCGCAGTATAGTGCTGCGTATCAGAATCAGTACTCAAACGTCCTACGGCTTTACTTTAATGCGCTATCTGGGACTATCAATGCCCCGATTGCATATGCTTCGTTCTTTGATACCACTACGCAGACCACTCTTGCCAATACTCCTAAGGCTCTGACGTACAACACAATTGACGTTGCTAGTGAAATCCTTATCGGGTCTCCTAATTCAAGAATCCAATTTCAATATGCGGGGCTTTACAACCTGCAGTTTAGTGTTCAATTGGAGAATTCTGACGTATCCGACCAAGACGTTAATATCTGGCTGCGTATAAACGGTGTTGACGTTGCTGGGTCTAACGGTCTAGTTAGCGTCCCCAGCAAACACGGCGGCGTCAACGGGCATAATATTACTGGTTGGAACTTTGTATTGCGGATTGGCGCGGGGCAGTACGTAGAAATTGTCTGGTGCCCGTCCAGTGCTAATGTGACCATCCCGTATTATGCCGCTGCGGTGGGTCCGCCCGCTATTCCTGCTACGTACTCCGTAGTATTAACTGTTACAACACTCGCCCTTCTGTAGGTGCTCTATGAATAACCCCCAAGGTATCGCCTCGCTAGGCCGTGGCAACGACACCATGCTAGTGCACATGACGCCGCAGGAAGTCGGCGGTCTGCAGCATTTGGCAATGGCAGCGGGTGGCTCCCTCACCATTAATCCTCATACGGGTCTCCCTGAAGCCGGGTTCCTGTCGTCGCTCCTGCCTATGCTGGCGGGCGCAGCGGTGACGTTCTTCTCTGGCGGTACGGCAACTCCGTTGGTCGCTTCGCTCTATGGTGCGGCGGCGGGTGCAGGTACGGGTGCTCTCCAAGGCCACAAAGGTTGGGCGCTTTTGGGTGACGCCCTTGGGGGCTACGGCGGTTCGGGGTTGGGGTCGGCTCTTAGTAAAGTTGGCGCAACCACTGTTGGGGGAACCGTAGCAGGTACTTCATTAGGAAGCGGGGCTAATGCTGCCACGATGGGGGCTAATGCTGCTGCTGGAACTTCAGGTGCTGGGTCTGGTTTAGCTGGAGTAGCTAATGCTGGACGAGGGATTGGAGCAGTTCTTGGTTCTGGAGCAGAAGGTACCGCCGCACGAACCGCGCTTATGACGGCGATGCCCTTCGGTAAAGCGGGCTTAGCCGCTACCGCTGCGCCTACCCTGATAGAGATGTCTAAGCCGCCCGACTGGAAGGGCCCTGAGCTTGCTAAGCCTCGGTTCTGGGTCGGCAAGGACGGCGGGTACAAGGGCTCGGGGCAACTTGTCTATAACCCCGGTACTCAGGTAGCGGCGGGGCAGGGGCAGAACCCGCTTGAGGGTCAGGGGTTTGGTGAAGGTCAGTGGAGCGATACTTTCCCCGGTCAGTCCCCAGTCATTGGGGCGGCTGGCGGCGGGTCTGTAGCGCATCTGGCGGAAGGCGGCTCTACGTCTGCTGACATGCGTAGTTACTATTCTAGCTTGTTGGCTCCCCCCTCCACCCGTCAGACTCCTCCGCCGCCGACTGCGATGCAGGACTACATGGCAAAGATTGAGTCGGCTATTGCTCCCAAACCCCGTCCTGAGCCTTCGGCTGCCCCGGCGTCCAC